ACGAAGTACTTCATCCTCAATCAATCTGACCTCTATTTCCTCATTCAGTGGGTCAAATCGAACCAGTTCCCCCTCCTTGATTGCAAGAACATTAAGTTTTTTATACTGTCCACTCCGGATAGCCAGCTGGATATACCCTTTATAGCCAAGCTGGAACTGTGCTTCCTTGGCTCCCTTGCTTCTGTTGTCATATGGAACCATGTAAAACTGTCCTAACTGTGGACTGGGTGAAAGATTAAGGGATTCGCCTAATAGTGCTGCACTCAATATACTGGGGTTTGTGCACTCCTGCAGTGCGGGGGTGGCCTGAACCGCAGATACAATACTGGAAATAAACCTTGCTCCATTTTTTCCACCGATTATACTGTTAATCTGATTCTTAACTGCATCCTGCGCAAGGTATGCAGTCAATCCCTGTTTCTGGGTCCTGCTTGTTAAACTGTTTCCTACTGCCATTGTCTTATCCTCCTCTTACTGCTTCGGTACCGGCTCAAACCGGATACCGTTGGTTTTTAAAAAGTGCTTAAGTGCTGCCGCCTGTCCTGTTGTCACATACACCCGGAAATCAATGATATTCACTGGATCCTCCACGGTCTCCATCCTGGGCTGCGGGACATCGGACTTGATATCAGGTTTTGTGTCTGGTATTGGTTTTTCAGCCTCACGCTTTCCTGCATTGATTACTTCCTGGGCCTCTGCCTTTATCCTGGCATCGCGCTCCGCTTTCTTTCTGGCCTGTTCCGCTTCATATTCCTTTCGTTTCTGTGCTGCCGCTTCCAGACGGTTCCGTTCTGCCATTGCGGCGCCAATATCATAATTCCGAAGGAAAACCTCCTTCATATCCCCGGCGTATGGGCTGTCCACCTCATTCAGTATAGCCAGGCCCTCGTCAACCCGCTGGATAAGAGCGGTTATTTCCTCTTTGATGGACTTCATGGTGGTGGAAGTCAGGGCATATTCTGGTTTCATTACACGTTCAAAGGGTAGATATTTTTCGATATCATGGATATTTGCG